TATCTGAACCCGCATTGGTAAACGAAGCCATGTATTCTTGCTTGAAAGCAAAGGTACTTAGGGTCTTTTTAGCACTTTCTATCTCTTTTTGGTCAATTAGAGGGTTATCAGCAGTCGTGAAGTGCCAAGACTTCCAATCAGGATCGTCCTCTGACTCGCCTAGTTTGAAGGTATCGTAGAACCAGTTGCGTCCTTTTGGAGTGCCGATAAACAATGCTCTCCCCCGTTTATCAGACAAACTGGCTCGAATGACCTGTTCCCATGCCTCGGGCTTGATGTCGGCTACCTCGTCCAGTACGGCATAGGTCAATGAAACACCACGAAGGGTATCGGGTCTATCCGCACCACGAACGTATATCCTAGCCCCGTTTATCAGGGTAATGTCTAGGTTGTTCACATGGGAGGACTGAATAACCTCTCTACCAAGGTCTAGCAGTAAGTCCCAGATAATCTGTCTTGACTGTCCCATAGTAGGAGACACGTAAAGCACCGCAGAGCCTTGTGGACACTTGAGTCCTTCTATCAGTAGGGTAACTGCCGCCATACGGGACTTACCACACCTACGCCCAGCAGCCACAACCTTGAACCTCGTGGAATCCTTGAAAACTTCTTGTTGCCAGGGTAAGAGAGAGAAATTGAGATCAGCCATTAGATTGAGCATCCTTCATGGTATTTGCGTTTGGCAACAAGGTAGGCATTGTGAGCATCTTCTTCTGTTGCATAAGAACCTAGGAACATCTCCTTTTTATCAACAACAATCCTAGCTCGGAACGGCTTTTCTTTACAAGCACCTTTGTTTGAAAAACTTACCCCAAGGTAAGAAGAAGAAACCCAATTCTTTTTGGCTCTCTTTTGGTTTTGCAGATTTACTGTCTGCTTTACATCACGCAGATTAACAATCCTGTTATCGTTCTTAACGCCATTAATGTGGTCAATGTAATGCGTAGGCATAACACCATGAATATATAACCATGCAAGGCGATGGGCTAGATATATCTGCCCTTCTATCATTACTTGAAGATAGCCATCAGGTCTTGGCACTCCAGTAACAGAACCAGCTAGGTATTTTCTCTTTGGGTGATTCTTTATCCTAGTAAACAAACCAGTTTCAGGATCATAAGAGACATTTGCTTTAAGAACATCTACAGGCAGAAGGCGAGGCATGATTACTCCATTTCACTATTCTTTATAGTGTAATCTATATCTTCTGCTTGGTCAATAACAGTTGGTTCAATTCCTAGTCCAGTAATCGAGATGGTTACTGCACTTCTCTGGCTCTTGTCCTTTTCAAACAAAGAAACAGGTAGAGTCCTATCAAGACACATCTTAAGGGCTACTAATTGATGGGGATGGTCATCATTAAGGGCTATCTCTATCACCTTCTGAGCCACATCCTTACCTCCACTCCTAATCATCAACTCCTTTAGCTCCTTGAGCCTCTGGTGGTCTGTCTTAGGCAGAATAGCAGGTGGGTTGTCAGCAAACCTCTGTATGGTCATCTTTACTGAACCCTTTGGTCTTCCTCTTCCTCTTTTTTCCATTTTGTCCTCCTTGGAATGGATTAGTTCATTTTAGCTTTTTCGGTATAGGGGGTGTACCACAAATATCTACCAACCCAACCTACCCCCTCCCCCCCATACATTCTCTACACCTAGGGTTTCTACCTAAGGGTTTCTACTACTGTACAAGCAGCCAGTACTGTCTATCCATACACCAGGGTTTTCCCTACTGTTTATTTAACCAGGTCTAAATGCGAATGATTCTTATTTGCAATGGGTAAGAGAGGGATGCACCTTTTTAGGGTTACTTGAATCTTATTGAGAACTATTCGCATTCCCTTCTCTTATCCTTCCCTTAGTGTTTACCCTACCTAATGATTCTCTGTTTGGGGTTGTTTGTTGTTTACCGCGATTCCTAATGAATCCAAATCCATGTTTGGTCTAAACCCTTTGTTATAAGCCCATTGGTACAGGTCTAGAACGTTCTCAAAGCCCTTTGTTAAATCACCTTGACCCGCTGATAACAAAATGATTCTTTGAGGGTCTGTGAGGATTCTCAAGAAATTTCTAGTGTTCGGGCTTGAGGGTCTCGCCATTGTCGGAATATTCCTGAAAATTGAATTAATTTAATTATTGCATACTTTAATTCTAAGGGTAAATACTTATAGGGTTTTGGAGGGGTCAATAGAATCAACAACTTACGAGAGTTGGCACGATTCTTTTATGCTATATATATGAGAGGGTCAAATTTTCCTCTCTTTTATCAACTCAATAGGTGTTAACAAAATGAAATATTCTTATGACCAATTAAACAAGATTGCTAACTCAATGGCATTTGGGGCATATGGCTCATTTGCCAACCACATAGGGGATGCTTTTTTGGTTGCAGATAATGCGAACAGGGAAATCCTCTTTAAAGCATTTGAGGGGCTTTTTGATAGGGTTGCAAGCATTGCAGATATCAAGCCAACATTTGAAGTTAAGGCATAAGGTGAACAAAATGACCAGATCCGAACAGTTTGCCATCGATGAATGGCTTTTAGAGTACCCAAAAAACGCAAGCTTCGATGACATTCTTTATATGATTATTGACCCTAAAAATAAATCTATTGTTCCTTTTAGTCATGGAGAGAACATGACTAGACAAGATTTAGGTAATTGCATTTCAGGAACAGAAACCCATTTCTTTAGCGTAATGCGTCAAGGGGGAGAAGCATGAAATATCAATTAACTTTTTGGTCTGCAGAATGGTGTTGGCTTATTTTGTGCGATGGTGTAGTTGTTGACAAATTCAAGGCTAAAAACCTGTCAACCGCTAAAGCACGTTTCAACAAATTACAAACGAAAGCTTAAACCATGAACGACAACCACAAAGACATTCTCACCGCTATATTTTTGGGTCTAGCCCTTTGTGTGGGCTTGCTTGCTTACTTTGACATTTTGGTCAAATAGTGTTTTGCAGCTAAATCATAGGGTTTACCCTTATTTACCAGGTGTTTACTAAACACTAAAATTTCACTCTCAATCAACTTTTAATAGGTGTCAACATGAAAAAATGGGTTAAACAAGAAGTAAATTTCCTAGACATTAGGGCAATTTATACCGACATAACGACAAACCAAAGAATCCAAAAAACAAGGCTTGGACAATGCCTTGTCTACAATACAAACACGATTTGTCAAGAACCAACAGACATTTTTGTCCCCCAAGAATTCGAGGGTTGGGAATTTTATGCGGGAGGAAATATTGTCGATGAGGACGAGGAGGAGGCAATCTATTCCTATGGACACTACTGTTGTGATGGCGATGGGTTTGTGTCTGTTTTGCTTTTGGTAGATGGGACAATCCAATTGTTAGACCAAGGCGACTATATGCTTGACCTTAGCCCTAACCTTGACGAGGCAATGAAACAAGCAACAGATTACCTCAAAGAACAGTATTTCGGAATATACGAAATGTGCCTTGCACCCTTGCATGGCTGATTATCAAAAACTTTTTTAATAGGTGTAAATATGAAAACCGAAATTAGGCATATAAAAGTTGAATCCCAACAGTCTGCGGATTTATATCGTAGATTGACATTGGATGGCTGGCAAATTATGGACAAGCCATTGGGCAATGGTAGTGACGATGCAAGACTAACAGGCGGTACATGGCTTTTTAAGGGCAATCAAACCGATGCTAGGGCAATGCAAGCCAAACGATGGCGAGAGGTCAAAGCATCGTCTGATCGGTTTTATTCTCAAGCTTGGGTGTAATTTTTAACTTTTTTAATAGGTGTCAATATGCGAAATCCTTACAAAATGATCCTCCAAAGAGAGGGCTTACCTTATAAAACCCTCTTGGGGACGGCGTCCACTAAAACTGTAAAAGGGGAGAAGCTTGGTTTTCTAACCGCTATCCTCTACCTTACACCCGATGAGAATCTATGCCCTTTGGCTAAATTAGCGGGTTGCATGGATGGCTGCCTTTATTCTGCGGGTAGAGGGGCTTTTAATTCTGTTCAAAAGGCTAGACAAGCCAAAACAGATTTTTGGTATAACAATCAAAGGGCTTTTTTACTTTCCCTATGTGCCGATATTTGGCGCTTGCACTATACGTCTGCCCGAAATAATGACCAAAAACTCCTGGTGCGTTTAAATGGCACTAGCGACATCCCTTGGGAGAATTACATCATTGCCAAAGAACAAACAATTTTTCAGTTGTTTCCCGATGTCCAATTTTATGACTATACAAAACACCCTTCAAGAAATTTACAAGGCAAAACGTATGGCAATTATGATTTGACCTATTCATTCTCTAACATTACACCCAAGCCCATTTCAATCAAAGGGCTGACAAACAAAGATAACTCTAGGGTTGCGGTAGTGTTTCAGAAAAAGGAGGATATCCCTTCAAGCTTCCGATCTTGGGAAGTTATTGATGGAGACGACACAGACGTTAGACACATTGAACCGAAAAATGTAGTTGTTGCCCTTTATGCCAAAGGGAAAGCCAAAAAAGACACTTCGGGTTTTGTTCAAATCAAGGGGCTGCACTATGTCTAAAATATTTTATAAAGCCATTTTGGATAGTTGGAATTTTCATTTTGAAGCTTATGCCGAAAATGAAACACTAGCCAGAGAACATCTAAAAAAGGGATTAAATAATCACGCAAAAGATTATCAGATGCCGAATGATTGGTGGCATGAATATGGTAATGATATTTATGTTGTTGAAATTAAAATCGGTTCACCCTCTTTTAACTCATGCTATCGGGACAATCATTTAATATCGGAGAGCATATGATTTATGCTTGTTTAGCCCTAATCCTCCGAATACTTAGCGGGAAACGCTAAACCCTAAAGCCCTCTTAGGAGGGTTTTTTTACGTCTGGCATAGTTGGTATGGACAAGCCCTTAAAAACGCCTAGAACGGGCTTTTAGTGCCTTTGGTGGGAATTTCTTCGCACAATCCTCTAATCGTCTCATTCAATGCGTCTATTTCGTCCATTTTATTGATAGCCCAAGCCCTCTTTTGACCATGCCAACCTAAAACTGGGTTGCGATGGCAATCAACGCAAAGGGCAATACAAGTATATTGCAAGCCCTGTTTGTAATGATGGGCTTCGCTTGGGGGGTGTGCCTGGCAAACTGAACACGGGAGACTTTTAACCCTTGCAAGGTGCAATCTCTCTTTGGCGTTCAGTTTATTATTCATTGGGTGGCTTTTAGTTCCATTCGGGCAGAGTATTGCTCTGTGCGCCATACCTCAATGCGAGCCTGTGCCGCAGTCATTAGCCAACGAAAACGCTCTTCCCTCTCCACGGCTTCCCTGATTCCTTCGAGTATTTCTATGTAATCAGCATGGGCATAGGCGTAAGTTTCCTGTTTACCAATTACTTCTGTACCCGCTTGGCTTTGCAGTTGGGCTTTGCGTGATTTGAGAAAACCCTCAAGATAAATTCGAGTAGCTTTAGCCTTACTGTAAGGTTCTGCTGTATCAATCAGGAATTGGATTGCTTTTGTGGGTTCGTTCATGTTATCTCCACGACTAGGTTGCCATTTGATCTGATGTAATCTTTTGTCTTTTGGATGTATTTCTCAAAATCCGACCTTGAAATGCTTGATTGTTGCAAGTCTGCATAAGCTATGAGGTCTCGAACCGCCTGAATTCCCTCACCTGATAGACCCATTTTTCTTGTCTTTTGATAGCGTTCTGATGCCTGGTGCAATGCGTCTTGGGCTTTTTGGCAAACAGGCATAACCTCATCTTTTCCGATGTTGTGTCTAGCCATCGTTTCGGATAGGTTTAGAACATCGACAAGGGTGCGCCAATCGTGGATTGTCCCTTGTCCCTTGGTCATGGCTTCTAGGGCTGAATATTCCATCATTCTGAGCTTATCCAGTTTGTCTCTGTGAGTGATAGAAGCACCAATAATCCCATGTTGAATCGGGTCAATCAATGCCCAGACCTTACGTTTAGTTCGCTTTTTCATTTTCTAGCGGGACAGGTTCGGCCTTGGTTACAGTTTCCATGACAAGGTGGGCAAACCTTCATATTTCGCACAAAAGAAGCAAAACTCTGTGCCGTGTCGCCAAAGGATTTCATTTTCTCAAACTCTTGAGCGACCTCTTCTAGGGTTTTATTTCGCTCTTCTGTCATACGTCCTCCAACTTGTAGTTCAGTTTGTGATTCTGAAACCGCATGGCTGCCTCAATGTCTAATTCCTTAAACTGCTCGTCAGAGAAAAGCCCAATGACGTTTTTGCCCTCAAACCAAACCTCTTTGATGGACTCGTTATAGGTTGTCTCGCCATCGTTTTCATACTCATAAACGACAGTAACCACTTCGCTACCAGCACCTGTTGTTGTGTCAAATTCCCAAGTTGATTCCATGATTCACTCCTGTTAAAAATTAAATGTTATTCCTGTTTTGGAATGTTTTGAATAGGGATAAACCCTAATCTCCACAAAAACACGCTATTGCCTCTTCGGTTTTGTCAAACATATCTGTCTGAGACAAAGCATATTTGTGCATTTGGGCATAGCTTGGGCGGTCTTTTCGGAACTTTGCCCCATCTCCAAAGGTTTCAGTTGATTGACTAGCAAGCTCTTCAATGTTCATCCACCACAAAGCTCTCTCGGGTTTTTCTTGGATCAGGGATTGGATTTGATGGGCTGGCTTTAAAAAGCACAAATCACAATTGCCATGCATGGTTACCCCATTGTTGTTTGGCAATTTAAGGTCAAATGCATGATTCTTCCAAAATGCCCCAACGTGTTCCTTAGTGATTCCTGCCGCCACAAGTGGTGTTCTGCTTCGGTCAATCTTGGCTGCCCTTCTCTGTTCGTCTGCCCGAATTCCAACCCAATCCATGTTTTCGTTGTGCTTCCACCCCAAAGACTTCAAAAAGTGGTGAATAACCCGAATCTTCATGTTGATTGTGCAGAATCTAGCAACAGGGTTTGGCAGATTGAACTTCCCATTTTGCTTAATGGAGTCTAAAAAAGGCTCACCATTTCTGCTTGCAGTCTCGAAATCAACTACTTTGAACCTATCTTTTGGGGTTTCATGGGCTTTGTACTCAAGCCAATTTATCTTGACACCCCAATTTGTCTCGCAATCATGGACAAACTCTAAGGTTTCCTCGCATTCCTTGCCTGTATTGGCAAAACAGACGATAGCTTCGGGCGGGAGGCTCATGTCGTGAGCCTGTAGGATGCGGTAAAGCATATATGCCGATGTTCTGCCTCCTGAGAAACTGATACAAGTTGGCTCAATAATCTTAAACGGGTTGCTCATTCCAAACACTCCTTAACGCAAATATCAACGCCTGGCAGACTTGAATAAACCTTCGTAACGTGGATGTTGATGATCTGCGAATCGTCATGGTAGACAACCCCGTTCATGCCATCTTCTACGCTCTTGAGGATGTTACTTGCGTCAGGCTTCTTTGTTGGCTTCTCTGACCCGTCAGAAATGGCTTGTAGTCTCTTTTTGGTTGCCGATGCAGGGATTGGCACTCGAATGTAGAGATAAAGGCTCACAGGGGTTTCTAGCGGTTCTGAGCTACCCATTGCCTCAATTGCGGAATCCTTGATTAAGGTTTCATAAGTTCTTGTCTTTTCAGGGGTGTAAGTTTGCACAAAGTTTCCCCTTTTGACGTATCTAGCCCTTTGTTTGCCAACAGGGTTAGCGTCTACTTTGAATGTGACCATAAAACTCATTTTAGGATTCTCCATGCGGTAGCTGCACACAAGGGGACTTGCCCGTTTCCAATGGCTTTAATTCGCTCCATCCTAGCGGCCACCCCATGAGCCACTCGACCCACGTTGGGTTCAGTTGCCCACCAGTTTCTGTCTCCAATTGGTGCGCCACCACTCCGAGTCCAGGTGACTTCCTGTTTCCCGCAGTCTTCCCATCCTTCCAATCCCGAGCATTTGGTGTCGGCAATAGCTTCTCTCTCTGTGATTGTTTGACTGCCGTTACCAAAGTTATTTGACCCTTTTTCGTCTTCAAGTGTTCCTCGCTCCGAGGCCCTCTCTTCCCATCCCATGCGTTCGGGGTAGGCCAGTTCTGCCCTGATCCATATCCTGTCCCTCTGATGGTTCGCTCCAATGTCGTTTGCTCCCAACACTCCCCATTTCGCATCAAACCCCATTGAGGCCAAGTCTCCGAGAACGACTCCAAGTCCCCGAGAAGTGAGCATTGGTGAGTTTTCCACGAGGACGTATCTGGGTCGTACCTCGTGAATGATCCTCGCCATTTCTCCCCACATTGCGCTTCGCTCTCCTTCGATTCCGACACCTTTTCCTGCAGCTGAGATGTCTTGGCATGGAAATCCGCCCGATATAACGTCAACAATTCCTCTCCAAGGTCTGCCGTCAAAGGTTTGTACGTCATCCCAAATCGGGAAAGGCGGGAGAAGCCCGTCATTTTGTCTGGCGCACAGTACGCTTGCGGGGTACTGCTCCCACTCGACTGCACAGACTGTTCTCCAACCAAGGAGGTGTCCCCCAAGTATTCCCCCACCAGCACCTGCGAATAAAGCCAACTCATTCAATTTGTCCTTCTTTCATTTGACGCATATAAAACCTGACCCGATCTCTTGCTCCTGATCCATAGACCTTTTCGCAACGCTCAAGCCTGGCACGAACAAAATCGCTATCTCCGTTTGATTGCCAAGTTCGGTATATCTCCCTAGCTTCGGCTTTCTCTAAAACAACTCTGTCTCCTGCATTAGAGATGTTTTTTCTACTGTATACCATTGGTATATACCCTAATCATCCAAGTCTCCAGTTAGGATTAACGCTTCAGTAATGAGGCGTAAGGGAATCGGAACACCCTCTTTTACTCTGTCTAGCAGTCTCATGGCTTCAAAGTAGTTCATTCTTTAGTTTCTTTTCTAAGATATAAGACCAAACTGCACCACCAGCAACCTTGGCAACAAACTGAAGTGCAACAATTTCAGGCATCAAAGCGCCAAATGCAATGGTTGGGAACAATAACGAATCTACGGCAGCGCCAGCAGTATTTGAAACATTTGCTCGTTTAATCCATGAGCCTGTCGTTCTCATAAAGACCGCCCAATCAACCAAAGCGGCAACCAAGAACGCAACGGCAGAAGCTACTGCAATAATTCCTGCGGCAGGGTTTAGCAGATAAGTTAAACCACCTGTGCCGACAATCAGGCATCCCATTTGCCAAGTTTTTAAGCGGAAGTGAAGCCAATCCCTCAAAGTCAGATCAAGCCCAATCAACAAAAAAGCATTTATTGGCGTGATTGATGGCCCAAAAGTAGAAACCAACAAGTTTGCCAAAATCATTGAAGAAGCATAAATAACCAGCGCAATAATCATAATTTTCTTTCTGTTTGAATAACAACGCCATGATGATTGGCAGTCAAAGTCTGCTCACCACCAAACAATACAAACAATTCATCTGCTATTCGCTCATGGAATGCTGATGTGTATTTGCCAACTTCCTCTATGATTTTCTCAACCATTATTTGTTCAGAATGTTTGATTTCCAATTGATAAACTATTTGTTTGTTGTTTATTGGGCATAACGCAATAAACTTAGTTGTGTATTTGTTCATAAAAGTGTTTCCTGCTCCATTGGTTGATAAAAATTCCATTGAGAAGGGGCATTGAATGCCTCGATCCTAGAACGCATGATTTGCGCTCGTGCTTCCTTGGTAGGCGGCAAATAATTGCCATGCTTCCAATGCACATCAATGCCCACATTCCTGCCGATATTGGTGCTATCTGCTGATGAAAATGGTAGTTTGGTAAAGATTGCAGGGTCTAGCATCCTCAAACCATGCAGTTTGCAAGCAGGTCTTCCCATGTCATCACAAATAACCCGCATTGCCTGGCTCATCTTGACCCACCAAAGAGATGTTCCTACTGTAGAAAACTCTCCAGAACTGCCAATGCAGACCCGAACATAGGTGTTTGCCAGTTGTTCTAGTCTCTCAAGGGATTCGTGCATATGCCAAACGGGTGCGCCAAACCACTTAGGCAATGGGCAGTCTTTCAGCAGGGCATCATTGTCTGCCTCGTTTCCATCAATGACATCGGGAATAACTGCAAAGTCGCAAGAAGGGACTTTTTTCAGGTCTAGTGACCAATCGTAGAAGGGCTGCCAATCAGTAATTGGTTTGCCCTGTCTCCAAGCAGAGAATGCTCCATTGTCTATGGCGAAGGACTGACAGACCTCAATAGCTGATGCAAGTTGGTCAGAATGAGCAAATGAAACAAACGCATGACCACCTTCTATTGCTTTGACTGCTACTGTGGCAGGAGTTATTGGTAAGCCGTGATAGTGAATCATTTACGCAACTCCGCTAATCTTGCTCGGATGTGTTCAGGCATAGGGGTGGCTTTTTTTCTGTCAGCATCAATCTTGGCAAGGGCAGGATCAATTTGCACTTCAACTTTGATCCCGAAGGATTCGGGAATCTCAGCCCCATCCCATCTTTGTTGGTTCAAATAGACCAAGGGTGCGGGAATGAAAGCACCATCGTCTTTTCTCCAAGCATCGGTTGTTTTCATCCACTCTATGTGCTTAATGATCTGGTCTGCACAGGTTTCACAGTAAAACTTCTTCCATTTCACTCTACAGGCAGACTTACCGCCTTTTCTGAATGATTTAGGCCATGTGTTCCAGAATCTCTCAAAGTTATCCATGTTATTTTCTTTAGACATAGGTTCTCCAAGGGTGGATAGAGGGGTTTCTATCCGACCTTCTCCAAGCATTATGGTATTCATTATTGACTCCTGTTAACTAAAATACAAAACGCCCCAAGTGCGCATGACGA